AACCCAATTGTTTAAGTCTATTTGATTCAGCTGTAATCTTATCGTAGTCTCTACCAGTGCCATCAATGATAATTCCTAGACGTTCACTGACATAGTTATTACCCTTTTTTACAGTAAGTGCTTTAGAACGATCACGCAAAGCATCTCTTTGGTCTTTTTCAACTTCTGCTTGAGGTGTAGTCATGTCCATCTCAAGACCAGCAGCTTTAAGATACTTCTCAAAGATATCATCGGAGTTAGTTACTTTAAGACCCAACCCGCCGGTGACCTTTTTGGTAACGAATGATTTGCCGCTACCAGGCCCACCGGCGAGGAAAAAGGCCTTAAATATATTGGGGTCTTGTAGACCCTCTACTAATTCGTTGTAAGTTTTCATTGGGTTGTAGCCCTATTCCTTTTTTATATCCAGACATTTCTATAATGTATTTATCATCTTCTGTAAGAGCAGGCATTTCTGATCGTGCCTTGGTTTGAAAGTTCATTTTTTTAATGCGATTTTTGGTCTTAGCCATTTTATCTTCCTTTCGCTGTTTTAACTGTTGGATATTTTTATTCTTAGGAATACGGCATTCTCCTTTCTAAGTTATCTCGTCTTGGTAGAACTCTTCTACAACGGGATCGGCCTCAAAGAAGGTATCATCTATATCTTGAGGCAAAGTTTCTACAAATTCTAGTTCTTCATCTACACAATCCTTAACACACTGTAAGAAAATATTGTGTGTGGGGCCATTCTCACCATCAACAGCAAATTTGTGGTGACAAGCAGCAATCAAAAATGGGCCTCTATAAAAACGATCAAGGGGATCATCTTTTTCCTGTTTATTTCTTGCTTGTCTGGGAATATTAATGTCAACCACCTGACCAGCTCGCATATGCGTGTGACCAAATGCAACAAGGTCAATAATAAATCCTCCCGCTAATGATTTATTAAATGCCTGTCTCGTCTGCAACCATTTATCTGGGTTGGGTGCTTGAAATGCATATTTACCATCGCCTGTTGTTAAACTGGCATCAGTTCCCAGCGCTTGATCTTTCAAAGATATGGATGATAGGAACTTCTTAGTTGAAGCTGATCCTAAGTTATTACCCTCTTGATCTAGAGCAGTTTTGCTGTACATCGCTTTGGCACCCTTCTTATGATACTTATTAATTGTAAAGTTTTCAGCATCTGGTTCGAACTGATCAAAATAGTTAAATTTCTGTACTATAATGTCTTTATTGAATATATCATGAATGGTTACTTCTGAGGAAAATTGTCCGTCCATTGTACCCGTCATGGTATCAGGGCTTCTGTCTACGGTATAGTCTTTTATACGAGCATACTCAGCAAGAACATTAGGAACACCACGCTCGGATGTTTCATTCTCAATTACAGTGTACCTTTGTGCTGATTCTGTTGCATACATGGATTGGACAGACCTAAAGTGAAAACCTGTCAATGTCTCAAACATCTTATATGTTGGTTGACCATTTTCTGCTGATACAGCCTCTCTCGTACATTGATCTAAAATTTCAATGGGTGTAAGTTCATTTGCGACAATCTTTTTGACGCCTGATGATTTTTCCACGAACACCGTTTTCTTTGTCTTGAGGTCACTAGTCAACATTTGTTTCGCAATATCAGAGTATGTGCCTGTCAAAATTCTGTCAACAATAGTACGATTGTTTCTAACAAGTTCCATCGACACAAATTCTAAAGTAACCACTGATACATTAGGTTTGATATTCTGGCCACCGCCCACAGCATTTACGTAAAATATCCTATCGATAATTTGTTCCTCACCAAAAGTTCCTCCAGCATTGATAGATGGTGTTCGAATTTTTAGTCGAAGTGTCTCTTGACCAATAATTGGCATGGAGTTAACCAGACCAAAGTTATCAGTAAAGACTATGCTACCGCTGAGTGTAGCCTCTTCGATATCTTCCCATATGTCAATTTGGAGCGTTGCTTTTGTGAGGTCTACCCTATCATCACCGGCAGCAATGATCTCAACTTTCTCTAGTATAAACTCACCAGCGTAACTAAGCGATTCAGACATTAGATAGGTGTTTCCTTCATCAGTTCTTGAAACTCTTCTATTATTTGAGGCACAAAAGAAGGATCAAGCAAACGTATTTTTCTCTTCTTATCTTGTTCTGCTTCTTCAAACTCTAAGTTCGTTATAGCTGTGGCAGTTGGGTAATCTGCATTAGATGTTCCCACATCAATCTTTTCTGTAGTATCACCAGAACTCTGTGATATCTCATAGTGATGCACAGCGTTCACATCATCATATCTATCGGCAATGTACGAAAGAAACTGATTGTTGTTCATCGGCCAATCATGAAATCGATTTACAATATTATTAGAAAACAAAACAACCCAATGCAACTCGGCATCACCATACAACTTGTGAGCAATCATCTCTGGAGACTCACCCTCTTTCACATCGTATGTATCAAACATCAGTGTGTTTTGAGCCACTTGAGCTCGAAGTGCAACACGCCTCAACAGGTTTGTGACAATTTTAGGATCAGAACCTTTAGTGGCAGCAAAGTGTGTGATGGGAAACGATTCGAAATACATTAGAATCCTGCCTCGATACGTTCTTTACTCATCATCTCAATTTCTCTGAAGTTTAGTGCTATGGTTGTTTTCTGTGGGGGTGGGCCTTCGCCTCCACCTTCGTAACCCTTTCGGGAATTTGTTGTGGTACTTTCATATGCCTTAAACCTATCACCACCATAATCAACGTCAACACTCGTTAGGTAGGAAGACGAAATTCTGTTGAGAAACGGGTTTCTCTTTCCCTTATGTTGATACTCAATATCAAATAAGTTAGGTGTCTTCATGACTTTACCATTGAACTTGGCTGTGATTTGGTTCCCCATAACTGATCCAAGGTTCACCTGATCCACATATGAAGGCATCATGTTCTTTTTGAACGCATACACAATTTCCTCGACAACTTTTGCTTCCTGCTCACTCTTTGGAATGAATGTAAACGAGTACGAAAAGTCTCTACGGTCTACACCATCAAATTGCAACTCCATCTTATTTGAGATAGCCATACCAGATGCGATTTGTGCCATGGCCTTCGCTCCTGGCATCAAGGCTTGGGCACCTTCGACTACCTTCATACCTAAACCTGTAGCTAATCCACCAAGCGCTCCCTTGCCGGTTTCCATTAATCCCTTACCACTTTGTAAATCGCTATATACATCCCCGGCTACCTGTGCCATTAGACCAATTTCTTGATCAGTGTATTTTGTTTGATATTGTACCTTAACAGAGGGAGGCATGTAGAGAGCAATAGCCTGATCCATACGTTTCATGGGGGGTCTTTTGATGGATAGGGATTTGCCTGCACCCCTTCCCGATTGTGATGCCATTCCTGTAGAGTCTGAATTCTGCAATTGTTTCTGAGCAGCACTTCCATTACCCCTAGCAGCTTTTACGATAGCATCACCTTTTTTCTTGACCTTAACATCATCGATTGCATATATGTAGAATATGATATAATGACCTTGCTCTGGATCATCTTCCACATTGAGAGGATACGCAAGGTTCTTTGAGGATGTTGAACTGAAGTTATTCTGTTGGGTAAGAGCCTGCAAAGAAGACGCACCAGAAGACGATCCCATCTTTGCAAATTGAGAAACTTTAGAAGCAACTGATGTTGCAACTTGATTTTTAAGAGCACTAAGTAATACAGCCATGTCTAAATATCCTTATACACTGAAACTATTTATAACCAATGGCATACAAAGGTCGATACAATCCAAAGAATCCCCGAAAATATAAGGGGAATCCACATAACATAATATACCGTTCTCTTTGGGAACGGAAATTTATGGTATATTGTGATACCAGCACTTCCATAATTGAGTGGGGTAGTGAAGAGATCATCATACCCTATTTATCGCCATGGGATAACAGACGGCACCGATATTTCCCCGACTTCTACATAAAAGCTCAACAGTCAGATGGTAGTCTCAAGAAAATGATAATTGAAGTGAAACCTAAAGTACAGTGTTCTCCACCAAAAGAACCAAAACGTAAAACGAGAAGGTATCTGAATGAGGTTAAGACATGGAGCATCAACGAAGCCAAGTGGAAATATGCTACAGAATGGTGTAAGAATAACGGTATGGAGTTTGTGATTATCAACGAGGATCATCTAGGGATTTCGTATAAATAGTGGTATGGCACAAAGTAAGTTCATACAAGCAGTAAAAGACGAGGCAAAAGGTCGCCCACGATCTACCCAATGGTATCGGGACAAGATCAAGGAGTTTGGCACACCTACGACAATGGATTTGATCAGGGATGGTAAACGAGATACCAAACCGTTCTACGGTAAACTCAATATGTTTGTGTATGATCCTAAGTTTAAGAAGACTCTTCCTTACTATGACACGTTCCCCCTTGTCCTACCTCTAGAAACATACCCTGATGGGTTCTTGGGAATTAACTTTCACTATCTCCCGATACCACTACGAGTTAAACTACTAGACAGGCTGGTGGACTTTTCTAATAATACAGCCTTTGATGAGTCAACCAGACTTGTTGTGGATTACAGTAAATTAAAGAACATTAACTTAGTCAAACCAACTATACACAAATATCTCTCTGGACAGATGAAGTCACAAATTCGTAGGATTGATGCAGATGAATTCACGATTGCAACTCTACTACCTGTGCAGAGATTTAAGAAGTCCTCGGCTTCTCTGGTTTGGAAAGAATCAAGGGCAATGATCTAATGGCAAATTTTATAGAAGGAACAGCTTTCGGCGTATTCAATGACATTCTGTCTGCATTTCGATCTAACGAGGGATATGCATTACCGAGTAGATATGAGGTTCTAATATACCCACCAGCACCAAAAACAGGTGGTGGTCTACAAAATGTTTTTAGTGGATTACGACAGTCAAACGAAGCTTCTAGATCAGTATCCATGCGTTGCGAATCTGTAACTTTGCCAGGCAGAAATATTACATCTAGTCCTGACTCTAACATATATGGGCCGGTAAGAGAGATTGCAGAAGAAGTGACATACGCAGGCGAAGTGTCTATGACCTTTCAAGCAAGTTCTGGTCTAGACGAAAGAATATTTTTTGAACAGTGGCAACAAAAATGCTTCAACCCCGAAACATGGAATGTGGGATACTATGCTGATTATGTTGGATCGGCAGATGTGTACCTGTTAGACATAAACAACCAAAGACGGTTTGGGTTGAAGATTAACGAAATGTGGCCCAAAACAATTGCAGGCACCGATCTATCTGGTGCAGCTGCTACGGACATTATCAAGAATGAAATTACGTTTGCTTTCAGAACGTGGACAACTCTAGATGCTGACAATACACCACCCAGCATCGCTGATAAGATTGCAACAACGGTGGTAAACTCTGTGGAGAGAAACATCACGGCGAATATACCCGCTGTGTTGAGAAAATTATAAGGATGAAAAATTATGGCACTACCAAAGCTAAATACGATAACATATGAATTGGAATTACCGTCTACCGGCCAATCTGTTAAGTTTCGGCCATTTCTAGTTAAGGAACAAAAGAACCTCTTGATTGCACAAGAGTCGCAAGATGATAAAATAATTGAGGGCGCATTTGCTCAGATTATTACAGATTGCACAGAAGGCACTATTGATCCATATCAGTATCCTTTATTCGATATTGAATATCTGTTTCTACAGATGCGAGCAAAATCAGTAGGAGAGAAGTCAACGATTATGATGACAGCAGAAGACGATGGTACAACCAAAGTCCCTGTTGAAATTGATCTATCTAAGGTGGCTGTAACATCGGAAGTTGGTCATTCGAATGAAGTTATGTTGACAAAGGACATTAAATTGATTATGGGATACCCTAGTCTATCAGATATGGTTATGCCCACTGATGCGTCAACAGAAGTTG